TCTACACGTTCTTGATAATTTTTACCACTTGTTTTTTTTAAGGTACTCCTCAACAACTTAATATTGAAATTCTTATCTGCTCTCAACGTTACTGGAGTTTCAATTTTAACTGGTGTTTTTCTGAAGGTTCCAAACTCAAAAGGAATTGAATCCTCTCCGACTGGCACATCATCTAAAACATCATCTACTTTTGTTTTTCTTCCTCTTTTAATAAGATTTTGAATATTGACTCCCCTTAAATTACCAGAGGCTGAAAGTGCAAGGTTTGCCACACCAGCAACTAAGAGAGTGGTAACATAATTTTTTAAGTCCTTTTCAAATTTAGCAAAAGTAGTTTGTATCTTATCTTTATCAAAGTTTGCCAGATTGACTTTATTTAAAAATGCAAATGATTTATCCTTAAAATCTGTCATTGCTTTTAGCAATAATTTTGCCATATTCCCAACACGATCTTTTATATCATTAAGAAAATCAAGTAATTTTTTTAAACCCGGCAAAAATAATAAACCAAGAGTGGCAAGAGCAGCTAATAATCCTGAATTCTTTTTGTTATCTTTGGGTTTATCATCCTCTATTTTTCTTGTTGGTTCAAGACTTTCTAAATTATCCTCTCTCTGTCTTCTGATTCTATTCTCCTCTTCTTGCATCATGATTCCTTGCCTTATTTTAGTAAGAACAAGTCTTTCTTTAAGTAAATTATTAATCTTGATAAGATTTCTTTTAATAGTTACTATATTCCTACCTCTACTCACTTGATTTCTACTGAGTAACTTATTATTATCAATCATAATGATATATCAGCACCGTAAATTTCTAACACGTTAGGGTCGCCTAGTGGTAAATCAAATGAGAATGTGTCATTTATAAATGTATCATCATCACCATTAAATTGCGGTGGTTGATTAAATATACCACTCATATCAACTGGAGATGGGGGAGTATTTGTTTTAAGAACTGGAGTTCCGGGTATTTGCATTTCTTGAGCACTTGTTAAAGTTCCATCAGCAAGTGGTTGAGGGAAAGCTAAATCTAAAGCAGTGCCAATCAAAGGTGCCTTTTTAGCGGTTCCCTTTCCTAGTGCAAGCATTGCTTTTAATGATCTCTCAATCACCTGTCTAATAAGTGGGGTTGGGCCTGTGCCCATCATCTCAGGTGTAAATGCCTTGAATGGTCTTAAACTTTTAAAACTTGTATCACCTGCCTTGAATGCTTTATTACTTCTCGTCATCTGTGAAAAATCATCCTTTATTAAATCAATCATTCTTGCTGAACTTTCATTCGGAAATCTTACATTTCTACCACGATTGTAGAAATTCATAAATCTATCGGTTCCAGAACGTATTCTATCAAAAAAGTTTTCACCAAATGCTTTTTTGAAATTATTTGCCTGTGTCTTGCCAATCATTTCCTCGCCAGATTCAGCAGCGATTATTTTAGTATCTCCTGTTCCAGTGCCTCTCACCATTCCACCTCTTCTCATACCATCTAATTTAAATCTATCTAATAAAATAAATGATCCAATATCTTTAAACAACATGGCAGCACCAAATGTTGCCTTAAAAAAATTCATTAAAGGTTTTAATAAATTTCCTTTAGGTGGTTTTTTTGGTAAACTTCCCGGTGGTTTTTTTCCTCTTAAAGATTTTATAATTCTATCAATTATACCACCAGCACCGAATATACCTCCAAGAACGTTACCAATCGTAGCACCTGCTAAACCTTTTGATAATAAACCAACAGTGATTAACAATTTTGAGATTGCAGCACTTAATGCTACCACTCCACCAGTAATTAATACAAATTTGCTGCTAAAAAAGTCTGCTATTCTTTCTAGTATAGCTGCATTTTTTGGATCAGCTAAAAAGTCTAATAGTTTTTTAAGAGGCCCAGCTAAAAATACGGTAAGAATCGCTCCTATCACTCTTTCAATAAAAGAAAATATTGGAGATGTTACTTTCTTTCCTGTCCTTACCAAAAAATCTCTGACTGGTTTTTTCTTTTCTAGTCTATTCTCTCTTTTTCTTCTCTTTTCATCCTCATATTTTTTCTGCAAATCTAAAAAAGCTTCAACCTCAACTTTCTCTTGTCTCTTTAATGTCTCAAGTATTTCTCCTGTTAAATTTTTTATCTCTTCTATTGTTTTATTCTCAGGTTTATCTAAAAATTTTGACGCAGATATCCTCCTTGTAGTTTCGCGAACGGGTCTACGAAACCTTCTCATTTGGTTTAGAAAATTTTCATATACTGGAGAATTCTCATCCATTACTTACACGTTGTTGTTGTTCTTTTAATCTTTCCTCTTCGAGGTGTGCCTGTAGCAATCCAACATAGATGTCTCTTTCCCAAGGCATCATATTTTCTATTTCAGTCAAACTATATTTATGGTATTGTATCAAGGCAAAATTTAATCTGAAGTAATTCTCCAGATCCATATGCACCATGCCTAACCGAAAAAAGACGCTAAGCCCTCAAGCACAATATCACTTTCAACCTTTGTTTTAGGATTGACAACCTTTACAGTATGAGATAATTTAGGCATCGTTTCAAAAAAGTTTTCAACCTCTTTGAATTGATTTGAGTTCATTGAATCTAAGAAATCAGTAATCTCTTTTTTAGTGCAATCTGCAGCGACCCAAACCTCATCTTCATTATAAATTTTGTCAATACATGATCCAACTAAATCAAATGATTGTTCCATTGGATTTTTAGAAGTATCATTTGGATCAAAATTATTTTTAATAAACTCATTTAATGATGGGTACTTAAGTTCCATCATGAGATTAGTATCAAGTTTTATTTGATTTGTATGATCATCAGATTTTTCAACTTTAATATCATCAAGGTTAACATCAACAGTTACTTGAGTTTCATTATCATCAGGACATGTAAGATTGACAGATATATCCTCTCCTACAGATTTACCACGAATATTTAAAAACAAATACTCTATGTCAAATGTAGGAAGTGTTTCAACTTTGATTCCTTTTGTAAGAATACATGAACGAATCACAGCCTTAATTGCATTTGTGATTTGTTTAATGTCTTCACTTTCTAGTGCGATAACAAGAAGTTTTTCTTCTTTAACTAGAAAAGGTCGGTATTGTATCGTTTTTCCTGTAGATGGTAACTCAAGTTCATAGCTTGGCGTTGCAATTTTTGGTAATGGCATAATAATCTATTCAGTATATTATATAGCAGGTTAGCCGAAGAGTGCGTTTATAAATCTTGGAATGACTCCAAGTGGTCTATCTTCAATAAAGTATCTTGTGTAAGCCATATTAACTGTGCATTTTAAGAGTGACGAGGTAGAATAACTCACTGCCATTGAATTTATGGCAAGGGGGAAACAATTTACAAATTTATATGTCATGATTTTTGTCTTTCTCCTTTCATCAAGATTTTTTTCAAACTTTGTGATTTCTAAATCCCCTCGATAATCTTTTGGAAACTTTACCCTATAATTAAAATTTTCATTCTCTGCACTATTGCTGCCAGAAGTTGTTGTATTTGAGATATAATTCATCCATGACTCAAAAAATCTTATCGGTAAGTATTGATCTGCATCACAATAAAAGGTCAGAGATATACTATCATCATAACTACGACGATAAACATGTCTTTCTCTGACACCAGTAAAATTATTATTTAACTCAGCAGTCATAAATCTTGATCCGGGCAGTGACGCTTCAGAACATAAAATATTTAATCTACCCTGATCTAAATTTAAACCTAATTCTTGTTGATATCTTCTAAATTCATTTTCTAAAAAAGAAACACTTACCTGAAAGTGAGAGGTGGTTGCTGGATTAAGCAACTGAGCCTTCACCTGAGATAATGATTTTCTCTGTGGTTGGATGATAGCCATATATAAATATAGATTGACCTTGTATATTATGTAGGCAAGTTATGGGGGAGAGTATTAAAAGCAAGTATACTCCTGTGTATCCACACAAGTATAAAGGCAACTCAAAGATGATTATATGTCGTAGTAGTTGGGAAAGAAAATTTTGTCAGTGGTGTGATATGAATAACAGTATTATATCATGGGCATCAGAAGAGTTCAGTATACCATATGTCTCTCCCAAAGATAATCGAGTTCACAAATACTACCCTGATTATCTGATTAAAGTAAAAGAAAAAAATGATATGGTCAAAACATATATTGTTGAGGTGAAACCACACAAACAAACGATGCCTCCGAAACCAAGAAGTCGAAAGACCAAATCATATCTTACAGAGTGTGTGACCTATGCGGTTAATCAAGCAAAATGGAAAGCTGCAAAAGAATTTTGTGAAGATCATCGTATTGAATTTAAAGTAGTCACAGAGAAAGAACTCGGAATCCGATGAGTAGACTTGAAGGTAATAACATAAACAATCCAACAAATGATCAAGAGGATATG